GTCGAGGACGGTATCGAGTTTGGCTTGTGCCATATTATGTCGTTCCGCGCGATCCACCCCAGCTCGATGCACCGGATGTAGAACCTCCACGGGATTCCTATGCGTGACTTTCTCGCGGGAAGCCCGGTTCTTCCGTCGGAATATATGTCTCCGAGGTTTACCCAGACGGTTCCCGTATCCTTCAGGACGCGGCGTATCTCGTACATGAGGCTGTCAAGCCTTATGAGATAGTCGTGGTAGTGATCCTCTGCGCCCCACTGCCTGGAATCGCCGTAGTCGCGGAGGCTCCAGTACGGGGGCGATGTTACCACGCAGTCGACTGTACCGTCGTCAATCTCCTGAATCTTTTCAATAACGTCGCCGTGGTATATTATCCCGTTCATGTCTTGCATTTCTTTTCATAGTCGGCATGAAGTGCAGCTATGGCCTTGTCCGCATCGTCGAATGTTTCGGTTCTGTCGTATTTGTCAAGGATGTCGAATATGACGTCCATTCTTTCGTCGTTCTTTGATATGGCATCGCGCAAAAGAACCGCAACGTTCTCCATGTCCTTTTTCATCTCTCGATTTTTGTCTCTGAGATATTCAACAGTGATATTTACATGTTCTTCCATGTAACATGGATTATTGATGTCAAATATAAGTGTTAAAAATAGGAAATGGGGTGGCTATGAGCCGCGTTTGATGTTTACGATCTTGCCCTGCGCCTTGAAGTTCGTGCAGGTCTGCTCCATGAGCGCCTCGTAGACGGCCCTGTTCGTGAAGCTGTCGTTTGAGAACGGCCAGATTGGCTGCCTCTCGGATGCCTCGTAGTACAGGGTCGGCTTGAGCACCTGGATGCCAAGCAGCGGCCTCGTGGGGTCGTACTTGTCCGCACTGGTGTTCAGGATGTACAGGTTGCCCGCGTCGCCGGTGGTCTTGCCGGTCGTCGCATCCTTGGTCGGGATGTACGGGAGTCCGTAAACGGTGCTGATATGAAGCCCTACGCCGGTTCCGTCGAATGTCGTGATGCCGTTCACGCCGACCTGGAACGTGTCCCTCAAAAGTCCGAGGTTCTCGATCCTGTAGGCGTTGATGTACAGCTTTTGCAGCTCCGAGTAGGTGTCCTGTCCGCCGACGAGGAGGGTCGGTTCCTTCCCTCCCGCGGTTCGAAGATTGGCCAGGGTGTCCGTGATCTTGCTGTTGGTGATCACGTCGCTCGTGCTCAGATCGCCCGATGCGGATTCCACGGTGGAGTCCCACGCATCCGAGGTGTTCCTCGTGATGCTTGCGGTCTGCCTCCACGGGTTGAAGATGTTCGCGCTTGCCGGGCTGCCTACGTCGTCGTATTCTGCCTTGCTTGCGACGATCCTGTTGACGGATTCGAGGTTCTGCCTTTCGAGCAGGTCGTTTGCGTCGTTGTTGATCGCGCTGTCAAGGGGGTTGAAGAGGAGCTGCCTGTTGTAGAGCTCCTTGATCTGGTCGGCCGCGTACAGCCTCTGGTATGCCAGGGAGCCTGTCACGTCGTCCATCGAACTGCCTACCAAGCCTTCCGTGATGTCGGTTGACTGGATCACGTACTGGAGCGTCTTGGGGAGCACTGCAACCTCCTGGTATGTCGGATGCTGCGCGTCGGCGATCTTGCCGCCCTGCGGGGTACCTCCGAGTCCGGTGAGAGCCGTATTGGTACCGTCGATCTGGACCTGGTCGGCCTTTGCCGTCAGAATCCTCCAACCGCTGCGCTGCCACGGATACTTCGGAAGCAGCGCAAAGTAGTTCGCCTCAAGGTTGAAGTTGGCCCACACCATGGCACCGTAGATCGTGTTGAACGTTCCGGTGGTGTCGGTGCTGATGCCGCCCTGCACCTTGTTGAACTCCTGGTTGTACTGTCCGCCGTAGTAGTAGTTCTCGAGATCGTCAAGGGTCTGGAAGCCCAGGAATGTCGGCATTTCAGTCGAAGCCTCCTATGCTTTTCAGGACCGTCTGAGCGTGCTCGAAAGCCTTGTTTGCGTCGGTGTGCTGCCCGTTCCAGCCGTTTCTGAACGCCTTCAAAAGCTGCGCGCCGTTGGGAATGCTCCCCGCGGCCGGTTCGGTGACCATGTACGGTGATCGTACCGCCTTTATGACTTCATATTCTGATTTCTGCTCTGTATCGGATTTCTCAACCTTCTCATCCTCCTCCTTTTCGTGGTCGGTTTTCTCGACCTCCTTTTCCTTGTGCATTTTCTCTTCCTCCTTCTCGTGGTCGGTCTTTTCGACCTCCTTGTCCTCCTTCTCGTGATCCATTTTCTTCTCCTCGGACTTGTTCTCCATCTGGAGGCCGTCACGATCGGAGCCGGATTCGTGGGTAAGAGGCGCCGTCTTCTCGGGGCCAGGCTGGCCCGGGGCAAGCTCGTTGGGGGACTTTACCGGATCTCCGACCTGCTTGGAGTCGCCGTCTTTCGGCTTGCTTTCCATGGTCTGGCCCGGAATTGTCGTCTTCTCGACGAGCTCGGAGAGCTTTACGATGTTCCCGGAAAGGGTCTCCCCCTGCTTTGCAAGGGCATCGAGTGATTCTGCCGTCTTTTTCTGTATCTCGGTCTGTGCCTGCTGGTTCTCCAGGTTCTGCTTCTGGATGCTGGCGAGCAACTCGACTAGAGCATTTGTGTCTTCGGTCATGTTATTATATATAAGGCTTGAATGTGCCTTTAAATAGTTTGTTACTTGGTATAAATACCTTTAGATCGCGTATATTCTTTCCAAAATCTTCCGCGATTTTTCGTGCTCCCACGAGCCTATGGTCGCGCCTATGCGCTCGTCGCTCCAGTCCGGATTCTCCTCGCGGAGCCTCTGCTCCCAGTATTCCCATGAGTGCCCGCGGACCGGCTTGGTAAAGTTGTATATCTTGCGGAGCACCGACATTACGCCCGCCATATAGTCGGGATTGTTGGAATGATCCACGTCGACATCCGCATCAGAGTCGCCTTTGCCGAACTCGCACAGCACGGAGTCGCACTGGATTATCCTCCTGCCGTCCCTGTCCTTTATCATCGAGGAATCCTTGGCAAACTCGTTCACATAGTCTATGAGTGCCAGAGGGTTCGCAGGCTCCCTGCACAGCGCGATCTCGTACATCTCCAGATCCTCGAGCTTCATTATCAGCTTGCCGTCGATGTATGTAGGCGTCCTCTTCTTCGAGCTCCCGCCCATGGAGAGTCCGCCGTACTCGCCTGACTTTACCTTCTCCCAGACGCGGTCGTACAGCGACACCCTGTCGTTCTTGAAGACCTGCGCGCGCACCTTTATGGCGGGATGCCCGTCGTACTCGGTCTCCTGGTACTCCAGCACCTTTCCGACCATGCGGTTCGTATGAGAATCGGATATGACCGGCAGTGTCCCCATATAGTTGTCGATGATCTTCATGATATCCCGTATCGCCATGATCTCGTTGTCGCGGTCCGGAACCTCGACGGACATGTATCCGGTGAATATCCTGTCACTGCTGTTCTCCACGCTGATCTCGTTTGTGACGAACTTGCTGAAGTAGCCCATTTATAAATGATTCAAAAAAGAAATTTAAAAAGATTATTATCCGCCCGGTGCGGACGGGTTTGCGGGCGGCCCGTTGTCGGCCGCCGGATTTGCGCGCCGGAAGTAGAAATGTGCCGACGTGATGAATGCCGATGTGATTGCGCCCAGCAGGAACATTGTCACTTCCGTGTCAAGCGTCCCTATATGGCTGCCGTAGAACAGGAATCCGATTACCGCGAATGCCAGTGTCAGTGCGAGTATGAACTGCTGCCTGTGCGTGGTTATTTCCATGACTCCGGTGCCGCCGTCCCATATATAAAGATTTATATGCGTGCCGGATAATTCTAAAATGGCATGGAGTTCTACGTCTATGACAATTACAACACGTTCAAGAAAAGAAACCCGGTCAGTGAGAAATTCGAACCCGTCAAGGATGTCGTAATCCCCCCGAACGGGGCGTTCTGGTTTGCGACCGACTACGAGGGCCGCGACGGGGCCGTAAACACGGACGCGCCGTACGTCCATATTCACAGGAACCTCAGGCTCGACCCGGTAAAGTTCGACCGCGGAGCCTGGTGCCATGCCATGAGCCTCATGCATTATGATCACAAAAAAAAGGAGCTGATCATAGGCTCCAGAAAATGGCTCCGTACCCGCGTGCTATGGAGAAAGATCGTGCTGGGAAGGTATTACGGCGATATGCCCGGAACCAATATGCGCATTGAAAGGATCATGTATGACCCCGGAACGGAATCACTGCACTGCATTCTGAGCTACTTTTCGGTCAACGACAAGGCCGTCCGCGAGGAGCGAAAAAGGGAGCAGGAGCACGCGGACAAACTGATGCGCGAAATGACTGAACTGGAAAACTCCAATCCCGTCTAGATGCGCTTTATGGTTATTCCGTCCTTGAGTATCGCCTGATAGTCGGTTCCGTACTTTCTTACCATTCTTTTGTGGTACGGATTCGAATCCCTCCCGCCCATCTCGCGGTACTTTTTGTGGGCGTCCTCGACCTTGCTCCGGCAGCTTGCGCACATGGAGACGTTGACCTGCGCGACCTGGAACCTCCAGCGGGCGCAGAAGTCGCAGAACTCCTCGGCGTGCTTCTTTGCGGCCATCGCCATGAGCCCCTCCTTCCCCCGCCGCACCGAGCACTCGCGGCAGATGAACCAGAGGCTTGACAGGGTCATGTCGATTCCGGCGCAGCCGTAGCAGTATCCCTCGTGGTACCGGTTCACGCGCATCTGCTCGTCGGCGTTTATCAGCTGATCAAACTTTGCGTTCAGGCGGCTCTTCCTCATGGCCCTGAGGCGCTGCGCGTCGCGGTGTATGCCCCTCTGTGTGTCGCTCAGCGTGTCCTCATAGCTCTTCATATGGCCTCCCGCAGCTTCTTTTTTATCTCCCGTTTTGCCGTATCCGCATCGGTTCCCGCATCCCTCGCGAGCTCCTTTGCCATGTGGGTCAGCGTCCAGTCGTTTGCAAGCCCCTTCTCCATGACGCGGGCCATCTTGTCGCCGAAGCTGAATCCCGAGGTCGGCGAACTTTCACCGACTCCGCCGTCGTCAGACGCCCTATGTCCGAGCGGCTCGCCGGAGAAGTTCGTCGACTCCTCGCGGTCGGGCGTGGTCTTCTTGTTCTTGTCGGTGTTCCCGCGCGATATGTTCTCGCCCTTTCCGCCCGCCTGAGCCATCATCTGCTGGCGCTCGGGATTCGGGAACTGGCTCACCTCTATGTTGCCGTTTCCGTCCGTCCTCACGTCGAATCCCATGCCGTACATCTGCACCGCGTTTGCAATCTCGACGCCCTTTGTCTGGTGCTCGCGGAGTATGTCGACCTCCTCGGACTCGACGAGCACAAACTTCCAGTCCTCGACCCCCAGCACGTCGCGGGATATGGGATCAAAGAACGTCTCGTTAAAGTCCTTCTGGTACGCCTTGATCCTGCGGTTGGTCACCGTGAACCCGAGGGCGGCCGCGCCGCCGCCCTTGCTCCCTGAGCCCTGCGAGCTTCCGCCCCCGGGCGACTCGCCGATGAATATGGGCTGCACGCCGTACAGGACGCCTATGGCGTTGCGCATCTCGTTGCGCACGCTTGAAAGCTCAAGCTCCTTGAAGTTCGGCGTAAGGTCTATGAACTCTATGGCCTGCTTGATGTTCTCCGTGTTCAGGAGTATCGGCCTCGGCATGTACGGGTCGACCGCCGCGCCGGTCTGGTTCCGCTTCCAGAACGCCTTGACCGACTCCTGGTTGCGGCTCCCCATGACGAGCACGGACTTGGGCGGACGGTTCTTGTCAAAGTATTTCCACAGGTACTCGTCCTGGCTGTACAGCGAAAGAATCTTCTTCCATATCGCGACGGCGGGCGCCATGCCGTACAGCAGGTCCGGGCGGTACATGTAGGGCCTCCATACGACCTCCTCGCGGGAATAGTACATGCGCTTGACGTTCGATACCGGCGGCCCGAAGGGCACGACGGAGCTCTCGATGAACGCGGTGAACGCCTTTGTGCCGCACTTGTCGCAGAACGGCTTCTCAAGCAGCTCCGTGCGATGGTTGTAATTGGGGCATATCCAGGCGGGCCTTCTGTCGCGCGTCCAGCCTATCTTGCCGTCGTCGTCCGCTATTATGGATACCGTACTGGGGTTTATCCTGAGCATCTCGACCAGAGTGGACCCCGCGACCTCGGCCGTCGCACCAGTCATCGGATCGGGGGACGGAAGCCTTTTGATCCTATAGTCGCGCGATACGAGCGTATAGCTGCCGTCCACGACGTCTATGTCGTACTGGGACTGCTTTGCCACGTCCATGAGGCGCTGCCCGTTGTCGTTTATCTTCGATTGCAGGAACGCCGAGAGTATGCGCCTTCCCTCGGGCTTGGGACGCCTGAACCTGTCCTCATCATCGTTCCCGCATTCGGAGCATTTCAGCTTGACCTTGTGCGAGTCCTCGCCGATCTCGGCCAGCGGGACGTATTCCGTGCTCGGGACGTCGGTATACGTCATGTCGCATACCTCGCACTTGTACTTGTATGCCGCGTCTATGCGTATGCCGTTCTTGAACATCTCCCAGCGTATCGTGTCCAGAATGACGCGGAAGTCGCTTACCTCCTCGGCAAGCCAGTACAATCGTGCGGGAGGGATTCTCCAGAGCGGATACTTTGCCCCGGAACTCGTATCAAGGTACGGCATTCCGAGCGAGGGCCTTCCGTCGTCGTCCACCTGTACGTTCTTGTACTGTTCGGTAACCATCTGATCGGCCTTTATCACATTGAGATTCCTTTCAATCTCCGCGCGCTCGGTTTTGTCAATAATCGAAAAATTTGTAATATTTCTGACTTTTTGTAAAAAACCCATAAAAACTGATCTTTGCTTATATTATTTAAGTATTCATGTATACGGGAGTATCTCGTCCTCCGCGAGCTCGAACTCCTCGTCACATATCCCGCATGTCCACAGGTTCTTCTGCCTTCTGAGCACGTCGTGTCTGCATCCCATGTCACAGCATATAAATACCTCCCATATAAACGTTACATTGTGCAAATGTTATGACATGTGTGTAATATTTGTGACATGGTTTTCCCCGGTCACCAGGCAGTTCAGGCACTCGCCGTCCTCGTCCGGAACGTATCTCTTGCACTTTGTACAGTATATCATTTTAGTGTCACGGTTCCCTTCTGACAGGCGCGGATTTGTGCTCTGATGACACTAAAGTTTTCCTCATGCGGCTTCTCCGCAGCTTTGTAAGCACCCCGGTGCAAGCAGATCGGCCCGGGCATTCCTGATGTCCGTGAGTATTTCACTCATGTCTGTCTCTCGCGAAGCCTGTCAAAGTCGGTATTCAGTTTGACTGTTGCTGCCTTTATTTCCGCCATGATATCATTCAGTCTCATTACAATAAGATTGTGCGCCCGCCTCTTCTGATCACCGTTCATGTCCCCGGTATAAGACCTGGATACAAGATAATTCCGGACGTGTCCCTTGAGCATGATCGTCTCCGTATCCATCACAAGTCCCCCGGAACCGTCGCGATCTTCCGCTTTGAGCATTCGTAGATGTCGACGTCCTGCAATGTCCTTCCCGCGATCTTCTCCGCCATGTCTGTAGCATCGTCAAGCGTGTCAAATTTCAGCCTTCTGCCCTGTACCAATGACTCTATCTCGTAGTATTTCATTCCGGATCTCCCGCCGCCTCTATTGCATCGTTTCCACTGGTTTTGGAATCATGTTTCTTACACATTGCCATTGGCCACATTAGAAGTTCCATACAGCCCTTGAATCCACATTCGTTTAGAAACGGGTTCGACTTGGTCATTATTTCTTGGCCTCCTTCTTCATCCTCTTGTCCTCGGCCTCCTTGATCTCCTTGTCGACTACTCCCGCGTCCGTAATGCCGAATATCACCTCGGTCTGGGCGGACTGGGGGGACTTTACAAGCTTGGCAACAGAGAATCCCCCCGATTTGCGGAGGTATATCCTGTACGTGGACTCGTGTCCCACGATGTTTCCCCCGACCGGGCGGTTCGGATCGCCGTAGAGTATCCCTGGGCTGGTCTGTATCTGGTTGGTCAGAAGCACGGGAATCCCGTAGACCTGCGCGATGTTGCTTGCAAGCGTCATGAACTCGTTCAGGCGCCCCTGCCGGTCCGCAAGCGTCCCGCGGCCGATGTACTCCGAGCGGAACAGTCCGGTCGCCGAATCTATGATTATCAGCCCTATCTTCTCGGACTCTATGACCTGCTCGGCCGATTCTAGCGCCTGCTTCTGGTCCGAGCTGTTGTATACCCGAGCCACACTGATGGAGTCAAGTATCTCGTCCGGCTTCAGGTCAAGACTGTACGAGATGTTCTCTATTCTTTCCGGACGGAACGTGTCCTCCGTGTCTATCCAGATGACCTTCCCGCCGGTCTGTCTTACGGCCTGGACCGCCATCGTATGGCAGAACTGCGACTTGCCGACGCCGTTCTCGCCGTATATCTCCGTGGTCGCGCGGGGCTCCAGTCCTCCCGACAGAAGCGAGTCAAGCGCCTGTGTTCCTGTTTTTATCCGCACCAGGTTCCTTCTTTCCTCGAATACGGCATTCCCGGATACGAATGCGGGAATCTTCAGCTTCTCCTTGGCCTTGCGGAACAGCGTCTCGGTCGATACGATGTCCATTCCCGTCTCGTCGGATATCCAGTGCGGGGCGTGCGAGAGAAGCTGGTGCACCTCGAATATCCCCACGTTGTTCAGCTTCTTTGCCATGACGGGACCGACCCCTGGAAGCTTTTCAAGTTCCACAAGGCATAAATATCACACGCGGGATATAAACCTATGGCAAAGTGCACCGTATACCTGGTGAGCCCGGAGAACGAGATCATAGACGAGACCGAATACGAGAACGCCGACGCGGTGCTGAGCACCTATTTCAACCGCCATGACGAGCACGGGAACCGGTACCATGTCGAGCTGAACGGAAACCCCCCGCCGTTTGACCGGCGTCAGAAGAAGCTGTACGGCGTCAAAAAACATTGAATCCGGATACCTGTGGCGGATACTTGTACTTCAGGATGATCCTGAGAAACCCGCTGCGTGCCTCGTCCAGCTTCAGTATGTCATGATTCTCCAGATG